TTAATTGTAATATAAATCTTACCATATACAGCAGTTGAATCAACATCACTTCCTTCTTCTCCACCCCAACATTGAATTGCTTGTGCATTAGGAAATAGTGTCTTTACATGAAGTTTGTAATCTTCTGCCGTTACAGCACGACCTTGTGAGGAATAATCAAGTGGTGCATTATATTTTATTGATGCAAGACTTTCTGCATCTCCACCACCATTTGCATTTGATACAGTTGTAACTGTTACATCAGTTACTCCACTAATAGCACCAGTATTACTAAATGATGAAGCACCATTTGCTTCATTTGTGTTTGTTACAACATATGAAAGTATAACAACATTTCCATTTGATAGTGCTTTACCGATTACACCATCGCCAAAGTAAACTTCAAATTTTCCATCTTCTACTTCTTTTAGAAAATAATTAGTTGCAGTATCACTTACTGATGTAATATCTGTTGCTCGTGTATATGTAGATGTAGTTGTATCTGTTGCAGAAGTTTGAACTTTAACCGTAAGAGTATCTGTATCTACTAAATTACTTGTTATAACAAATCTTTGGTCAACATTAGCTGTATCAACAATATATTTTGTATTTACATAAGTACCTTCATAAATTTTTAAATCATTAAATCTTAATATTCCATCAGTTGATAGTGTAGTTATATCAGATACAGTTACAAAATTATATGTTGTATTATTTACACTTGTAGAAAATTTTGTGCCAGCACTTATTGTCGCACTTGAAAGTCCACTATTATTTAAAGTAACATCTATTGTTGCAATAGGTGCTGAAACAGATGATGGTGTATATCCCAACATTTTTGCATGAGAAACTATACTTGAACGAAGAGAAGCACTATCAAGAAACATTTCATTTGCTAACATATTCATATTAAATCCGAGATAGTGAGTATTATATGCCAACAAATCTAACAGGACTGACATACCAGAACCCTCAAAATCATAATCCGTAAATTCGTTTTGTGCTTTTAAAAAGGTTTTTAAATTTGCTTTGACCTCATCAAAATCAAATTCTGTTACCGTTAATCTTTTATCGTTTGTAGCCATTTTATCTTATTCTCTCTAACATTAAATCTAAAGTTTCTAATTCGGTTGGTGCATTAACAACATAAAATTCTACAGTACAATTATATGCGTTTCTATCTAAATCTTCTAATGCTCTAACACCAGTTAATCTTGCTCTGGGTTCAAAGTTTTGTATTACTTCTTCTATTTGTTTGGTTAATAATATTGCACTTGATGGTGTCATTGGTTCAAATAATGTTCCTAATATGTTAGAACCAATTTCTGGGTGAAAAGGTCTTTCATAATGATTAGTTAATACAAGATTGCGAATTGACCTTTTAACTGCTTGAACATCTGTGACTTTATTTATATCTTTATCAGAACTATTTTTTTGAAAAAACAGATTTAAATCTTTATAAATCTTTGCACTACGAGTTGATTCATTAGTCGCTTGTGAATCAGTATGTCCACCCTTTATAAATGTTGTATAGTTTGCCATGTTGTTGCAGAACTCCTATGTCTATTTATAACAATAATGTCTAAATTTAATCCTCTTGCATAAATTGACTTATAATAGAAAGTTTATTAATATCTTCGACTTTATATAAAGTATAGGTAACAAGTATTTCATCACCAATTTTGATATCTTCAATAACATCAAGAAACCATTTATGTCCTTCTTGTGTCTTTTTTGTATTTGGTGACATGGAATGATTATAAAAACCACCTAATGGTGTTCGGAATATTTCTGTATCAACAAGCATATGAGATAATCCCAATCTAGTTCCTTTTGGTATATCATTCGTAGCAAATATCCCAATTCCGTGTATTCCACTTTCTTTTATTGTTAATCCTTCATTTAAAGGTTTATAAAATTCTGACATTGATATATCCCTACACATGAGATTAATTCCCCATATATCTTTTTTTGATTCTAGCGTATTCCGTTCTTGACAATCGAACAACAGGTATCATATATCTTTGCCAATCCTCTATTATTTTTTCAGTCCATTTGCCTTCTTTCTTATATTCTTCTTCTGTTGCTTGTTTTTTTACTTTAACATCTTTTATTGAATTCAATAATCTTTTTCTATCACCAGAATATTCTGTCTCGTCTATTCCTGAGCGTTCCCTGATATTGTTGACGTTTCTTGCAAACTTTTTAATTATCGTGTGTGTCAAATCAGAAGCTTCTCTAAAATCATCAAATGGAAAATTAAATTCAAATTGGAAATCTATTTGTTCTTTATTAATATCAATATTCTGTTCTTTCTTTATCTTTGCGACAAAGGCATCAGTAGATGTTGTTTTCTGTCTTACATTTTCAAATTTATCTTTTGTTATCGCTGGGTGAGTAGAAAAATTACCATCTTTTAATAAAGTGTTAAAAATCTCCCCATCTATAACTTCTAATTCTGATTTTATATCATCAGTATATATCGTACCATTTGCACTTCTTTCAATTTCTACTTTAGCTATTTGTTTCGAAAATTCCTCTTTTGATTTATCTAGTGTTACGGTTGCATCAGCAATTATAGTATCATTACCTATATTTTGATTTATTGTATCTTCACTTATTTCAGATAAATCTTCTTTCACAGCATTTAGTTGTGCTGTTAATGTCTTTACAGCTTTTTCAAGTACAACTGAACTTCCACCAGATATTTCAAAATTAGGAATATTCTTTACAAGATTTTTTGTTAATCCTGCTTGGTCGAAAGAAGTAAGACTTGATACATCTACACTTGATTGTATATCTGAAATAATAGATGTTAAATCCTTTCCCTTTCCAGATAATGCAGTACCAAAACTACTTTCAAGAGAAGATAATTTTTTTACACCTGCAGTTGGATTAGATAAATTCAAACTGATTAAAGATGACAGTTCACCTTGTAAAGATGTTGTAGGTGTATCTGGAACTTCTGGCATTAAACCCGCTACAGTATTTTTTAAAGTTAACATACTTGTACTAGCAAGACTTTTCACAGTTGATGCAGACGATTCTGCATTTTCTAATAATAATTTTTTTATATCTTCTCGTTTTTCTGTTACGAGTTTTATAGATTCATTAATACCACCAAATTGTGGTTTTGGAAGTTTTTGTTTAAATGTAGGAAATGCCATTTATATTTTCTCCTATAATCCTGCAACATGTACTGTACTGTTATCTGTACCTGTTCTAGTTGTTGTAGTAGTAAAGTCTGTTTTACCTGTTACTCTAGTGGTTTTTGTATTTTCTTCAACTCTTTCACTTTTAACACCTTCAAAATAAAATGCTGAAGTACTCTTATATTGTTGTATAGTAGCACCAGTAATTGCTGTTGTTAATGATGAATTATAAGTTTCTGTAATTGCACCAGTAATTGTTTCAGTTAAAGTTCCCGCTACCGTATGTGTTTCATTCGCTTCAGTTTCAATAGTTAAATTATCAGCAGCTTTTATATTCATTACATCTCCAGATTTCATACTTATTGCCCCGATAGATGTTTGAAGATAACTTCCAAATGATGTTGAAGTCATATCGCCCATAACAAATGAACTAGAATCTCCCATGATTGATATATCATATGCTCCGTTAATATTGCTAGTTAAATCTTTTTCTATTGTTTGTATATAATTCTCACCAATTCTAGTTATGTAATCTTCACTAATATTTTCTGATACATTTCCTCTTATTTCTTGTCCAAGATTTCCACCAGATTCTCCAGTACCAATTTTTACATATTTATTTTTATGAAGTTTCTCAGTATAATCTCCTTCTACTTCTAACACATAATCGCCTTTGATTAACTTTCTAACATCGCCTTCGACTGTGAGATTAACATTACCCTTGATGTAACAAAAATCATTCCCTGCTGTTATCTGATAATTATCTTTTACAATCTTGGTTACGACAGTTCCATCTGGGTGTATTTCTTCAAATGTTCCTACTCTATGATATTTAAGTAATCTCTCACCGCCTGGACTATCATCTATTTCATGGACATGTCCACTTTCACTTTCATGCACATGATTATATGGATATATTGTAGCACTATTGGATTTTGGATTAGGTTCGTCAAATGTGCTACGTGTTTCTGCTTCAGCATAATCTTCTATTGTTTCAAGAAAAGGTTTTGTAGCAATTGGAAGACTAGTAAGTCTAGTAATTCTTCTATTATAAAGAGATTGGTGTGTTTCTCCAATAGCACCCCTTGCTAATGAATTGGTATCATTATCTCCTATGACTTTAGGATAAATTCCTTTTGGGTCAGAAAATCCTTTTGTTGTATCTACATTATTTTTATTATATCCAGGCAATGTACCCATAATAATAGGTTCTTGTTTCTGAATAGCATCTTTAAAAAATCCAATTACCCATGTTCCCTCAACCATGAATGGTGGAGTATTTCCCATACCATTCATTGATGGATTCGTAATCGGGTGCATAACTTCTGCCCATGGCAAAGTTTCAGTTGGTATCTTATTTAAATCTTCTGTATGGTATCCTAAACAACGAACACGAACTCTACCAAGTTTATCAGGGTCATCTCTATCTTCTACAACACCAACAAACCAAGCAAATCCATCTTGCCCCATAAAATAATTTTCATTCATATGTTAATCCACAAAATTGCCAATTTCAGGCAAGTCAACTTCCTCTTCACAACAACTATCACATGAACATTCTGTTTCACATGAACATTCTGTTTCAGATGAAGTATTTGTTTCCGTAGCATAACTGATATTTGATATCACATGATAACCATTTTGTTCGGTATAATATGTCATAATATTCTCCTATTTCATTGAATATTTATAAGGAATATTTCAATTTAATTTTGTTTTCCCTTTTTTAAAAAAAGTTAATAATTTCGGGGTTTTACAACAATACATTTGACATGGCCGCCAGTTATGTTATACTTATATAGTGAGGTTGAGAGATAAGCTAAATATGAAAAAAACAAAGATTATTAAACCCGTTGGGTTACCAAAAAAATTAGTTGCGAAATTACTTGCAACTGAAAATATTGATGTTGTATCTGAAAAGATACCAACAGCATATTTCGATTTAAAAAGTAGAAAGATTGGAATTCCAGTATGGGAAGATGTATCCCAAAATGTTTATGATTTACTGGTTGGACACGAAGTTGGTCATGCTCTTTATACTCCAATAGAAGTATTAGAAAAAGCTAGAGAAAGAAAAATCCCTAAATCATTTATAAATGTTATCGAAGATATTAGAATCGAAAAAATGATTCAAAACAAATATCCAGGCTTGGTAACCAATTTTAGAAAAGGTTATAAAGAATTAGTAAAAAGAGATTTCTTTGGTATTGGAAAGAAAAGTAAACCATTATTAGAACTAGGTCTTGTTGATAGACTAAACATCTATGCAAAAACTAAAGATGAAAACATTATCTTTTTAGATGATGAAAAATGGATTTTTGATGATATAGAAAAAATGACTACTTGGGAAGATGCTATTAACCTTGCAGAAAAACTTGCAAAGTATATGGAAGACAACCTAGAAAGTCAAGGCGAATCTGTTAAAGCGAGTGATGAACTTATGGATTCTGGAGATTCTGGAGATTCTGAAGATTCTGATTCTGGAAATTCTGAAGATTCTGAAGATTCTGATTTTGATTCTGATTCTGATTCTGGAAATTCTGATTCTGGAAATTCTGATTCTGAAGATGATAAAGATTCTGGAAAAACAGATGATGATGAAGATGATTGGGAAACTGATTACAATTCAGAAAGTATAACTGATAAAAATCTTCAAAAGAAATTAAAACAATCTGCTGATACAACAGGTACATATTTGAATGTTCAAATGCCTGATTATGATTTAAAAGATATAATTGTTAGTTATGAAGAATGGTCAGAATTTGATGACAGTATGGGTGCTAAGAGCAGATATTATAGTGAGAGAAGAAGTAAAGAATCTGATTCACTTATTGAGTCTGATTGGAAAGCATTTAAAAATAGTTCAATTAAAACTGTAAATCTTTTTGTTAAAGAATTTGAAATGAAAAAATCTGCTGACAATTATTCAAGAGCAACTGTTAGTAAATCGGGTTCTTTAAATCTTAAAGTTCTTCACAAATATAAATTTGAAGATGATTTATTCAAAAAAGTTACGAATATTCCAGATGGTAAAAATCATGGATTCATTTTTTATGTTGACTGGTCAGCAAGTATGGATGACAATCTCATTCCAACTATGAAACAATTATTAAATCTTGTATGGTTTGCAAAGAAAACAAATATTCCATTTGAAGTTTATGCGTTTTCCGATTCATACTGTACAGATGATAAACTAAGACTGAGTAGAGCAAGAGATAATAGTGCGTTTTCTACTGAAATCGGAGATATGAGATTTGGTGATAGACAGTTTAAGTTGTTAGAATTATGTAATTCAAAAATGAATAATTCAAAATTAAACGAAGCACTTAAAAGATTTCATACTTTATGTAAAAGAATGTGTTGGTGGAGGATAGAGAATGCTGAAGAGCAATACTCTTATCACATGATGGAAGTTCCAAGTGAATTGAGATTAGGTGGAACTCCTTTGTTACAGACTGCTTTGGTCAATGTTGAAATGACTAAAAGATTTGTAAAAACTTATAGTGTTGATAAACTTAATGTTTGTTACTTGACAGATGGTTTAGGTGGGCCGTTAACTAACTATGTTAGCGAGCATGATAACGAGGGATATGTTAAAGTTAAAACTATTCCTACTAGGGATAATCATCCTAGCTATGATTATGATGTACCCGAAGAAGAAAGAAAAGGTAGATATTATGGAAGTAATACTCATGTTAAAGTTGGCAAACATAATCATTTTGATATTCCACCTGCTAGAGATGAGAACACTTGGAAATTAAAAGGCGTTTCGGTAGAACCTACTAGAGGCAAAAGTTCATATGGAGATTTGTTTTCCTATCAATTTGAACAACTTTCAAAAATTGCAAAACAAAATACAGATTGTAACATTCTTGGTTTTCATTTGATACCAACTCTAAAAAGTGGAAAAGTAAAACCCCACGATGTTGCGTATGCTATTCATCACCACCATACATTAATTTCAAAGCAATTGGAAAAAGATAAACATTACAATGATGGACTTGCTTCTAGGAAGTGGAGAAATAACAATACGATTGCTGGTAACAAAGAAGATTATGTCAGTAAAACAATTAATAAAGATGGTGTCTTTAATATACCAAACGCCTTAGGTATGGATGATTATTTTCTAATCCCTGGCGGTAGAGGTATTGAGTTAGATGATACTGAACTTTCTAAAGATTTAGTTGGTGCTAATAAAAGACAATTAACAAAAGCGTTTGGTAAAAGCAGAAACGATAAAGTTAAAAAAAGAGTATTGTGTAGTAAATTCATGGATACAATTTGCTAAAACTTTTCCAGACGATATTTAAATATCTTAAAACTCATTTAAGGATTGATAGTTAATAACTGTCAGTCCTTTTTTTTTATCTATGTCCTTGTCTATTATAAGGTTTAAAGTCTCTTTTCTTATTTTTATTCATTGACGCCATTTTAACTCTACCTTTCCTAGATGTTTGACTAGTTTTCTTATTAAGTTTCACATGTGAATTTTGTGCGTTATGTTTTGCCATATGATTATTTATTAGTCAAATTTTTCGGGTTTATCAGCACTATCTTCCATTTTATACCAATTATCATCGAAGTATCTTTTTACTTTTTCTCTGTATCTTTTAAATTGATTTCCATGTTCATCTTCTACCACTACTTCTTCATATTCATCTTTTGTAATTATTTCAGTTTTCTTAGGTTTATATTCTTTCTTTTTATTCACAGGAATTTTTCGTTTTCTATTATTAAGTATTGTTTGATTCGCAGCAATAATCAAAGCAATTGCTAGTGGGTCGAACACAAAAATTATAAGTAGAATAACTCCTCGTACTGATTTCTCCAAATATAATTTTGCGTCTTGTCCATAGATAAGTTCTGCAATATATTTTATCGGCCCGATTTCTCTTTCAAAGTTTTTTACCTTATATCTCAACTCTGCTTGAGCATCTTCATATCCATCTATCTTAGTTTGTGCTGTTGTAATGATATCATTATAATAATCTAATTTTTCTCTTTGCTTTTTTTCAAATGAAAATGCTCGAGTAATATTACCTCTATCAATGCTTCTATCTATTCCACGATTAATTCTATCTACTGAATCTTCTGCACGAACAATCTTTCTTTCTTCTTGTTGTTTCTTTGTATTTAATTTTTCAATAGATAGAACGGTATTAGATAATCCAGAACCTTGTTCAATATGTGATTTAGATAAGAATCCAAAGATACCCATTGAAGTGATTAACATTAAAACCACTAATGCGATTGATAGATAGGTTTTTAAAAAAAGACTTGTTTGTTTCCAGTTTCGATAAAGCCAACTAGCAGTTATAAGTTTTCCTATTTCCAGAACTATTCCCATTACGATAATAGGAATAAAAGCGGCAGGAAAAATTGATGTAAGTCCTATAATGGAATAATATGCAGCTACTCCAGATATAGAAATTGCAACTATAAGAGTAAGAAGTGCAAAATACATTATACTGTATTTATCTTTTTTTATGGGTCTGTAATGTTGTTTCCATCAATTGCAACCCATTCTTGTATTTTTTGGTAATCTCTGTTTGTTGGGTCTAGTGGTACATAACTAACACCGTTCATTAAATAACCTGTTAAAGTACCATTTGCATCTCTCATGTTTACTACTGTTTCAATCATTTATAACTCCGCCTCAAAGTAAAAATAAGCTTGGTATCCATCATTTGCTGTAAGACCTGCATCAAAATCATAAGCAAACTTATAACTATTAACATCTACAAAACTACCATTAGGAACAAATTGTGGTGTACCAGCATTAGTAAGATTATATATATCATTAGCTGTTCCACCTTCGGGAT